CATCAACGTCCAACCAGTACAGTTCCTTGGTCAATCCCACTACGGCCCTTGGGGCCACAAGGCCGTCTGTCTGGGAAAGTTCCTTAAAAGACTCCCCATCAAAACCCGTCATAGATGATTGCTTAAATATCACCAACTGGTTATCATAGCCAACAACAGATACAATGGGTTCAGACGGATTGAGCCCCACAAGCACATCTTTATTCACATTCCAATCCCAGGGGTCGTCCTGCCCTGAGAAAGACAGTAGGGACACGCTAGAAGTATCCCCCCAAGCTACCAGTTGAGCCGGATTGTTCCATTCAGTCATACCAGCCCATTGCGGAAGAGAGGCCTCAACAATTTCCCACTGGTCTGTGGTAAAAACTGCATCGGCTATTTGTCTGACCCCATTGGTTAAAATAAATAGCGTATCTCTCTGCCAATACATGTGACTGATTGGGAAATATGGATCAGCTATAAAGTTGGCTGAATACTGCTTTACAGTTGTCTCTATATAATACTTGATATACCAAAAACACTGTGACCCTGATCTGGCTGATCGACTACACTTCCATTCTTTTGGGTCCTGATGCCAGATCCTTTCGGTAGCAGAATCTATAGCTGGGCGACCATCAGATTCCTTTAGTTCAACGACTCTGAAATTCTTTGTAATCCCTGTAACCCTTGGTGATATTTTTGCATCAGACAATAGATGAATGAAATACATCCCATAATTATACTGATCCTGATTGGCTGTATCTGTTATAGAACCAGCACTATCCACAGTACGCCATAGAGTCCCACCACCCGATACGATGGCATCATTGGTACCTGTGTCTGAAACGGCAACCTTAAAGTTCCCCACAGAAGCATAGATATACGCATAGGTTCCATCAAGGGTCTTGGCCCAGGTAGTGTCATCACCAGTATACAGAGCCGCTGTATCCAAATATGTCTCATTCTGGGTAGAATCTACAAACAGAACCTTGATGATAAGAGCCGTATCATCGTTGGTAATAATGTCAAATGTCTTAGGCCAATTAGGTTTGTCCACCCCTCCTGCTCCAAGACGACAGTAGTAACTTACTGGGTTGCCATCTATATTCTCACCCCACTGACCCCAGGACCATTTTCCCACAGCGCTCCGATCTACCAACATAGCCCTATTGATTTGTAGTACAGCCCCAGCAGCCGTAGTGTCGTAACTAATCCCTGTGACAGAATCAATAAAACGTGTGTATGCCGTATCTATGAAAATGGAATCTACAATCCCAAGGGGACGGATACGCAAAGTATCATCTTTCCTGTAAATAACCTGGGGTGGATCTAGGTGAGTCCCCGTGTACATATACTCGCCAGACTGGAGAAGGTAGGGATTAACCCCAGTGGCATCATGGATTCTTTGGAAAGTCCACGAAGTAACCGTATCTCCTGATAGCATCTCCACAGTAAGCCGAAGTTTAGTATCTGAAATAACTCTTAAGATCTCATGTGTCTCACCACTGAGCGTAACACTGTCACCCGCCTGTAGGTCCCGTACAAACCGAGTGGTCCCTAAATGACTGTAGACAGAATCCCCGGTAGCTATCAGGGAATCCGACCCTACCCGGCCATGAAATGGGCGTACGGGTGCTTGAAATACAGAAGTGTCTGAAAATAGAAATTCACCAGGATTGTTTATTGTTATACCCCAATTCCTGATGCCAACCACTGTGCTATACCATGTGCCAGCGGCTGTCCAGATAAGTGACCCTGAATCAGATTTTGGTTGGAACAGGGCTATGGACGTAACAGCCCCAGTAGGCTTCGGAACCGTATCTAACAAAGGCATGGCCTTGGTGTACCCAAACCTGAGTTGTCTGCCACCGGGCTGGGTAGAGTACATGTTCTGCGAGAACGTGATAGCCGATGGATCGTTACGCCATGCAGGCAGTACGGGTGTCATACCCTTACCGAAGTCATCCACCTTGATGACCACGGTCTCCTGGGCATACACAGGTTCTGCGCATGATGCAAAAGAGAACACCAGCAGTGCGAAGGCCGCTATGAACAGAAGCCAGAGTTTGGTTGTATTACTGAGGCGCACGGGTTGCCAACTGTGGTCTAAGGGTTCGTGATTGGAACATGGCGGCTATCATCTTGTCACGCTCCTGTATGGCTAAAGGTAACATCGGGCTGTTGATCTTCTGTAAGGCCACCACGTAAGCGGCTTCCATCAGAACCTGTTCCCATTCGGTGGTGAACGAGTTCTCAGTAGCGTCATTTGCAAAGGCCGTGGGCTGGGCATAGTAGGATATAATCACCGAGTCCTGAGCATGCATCTTAGGGGCTACCATGAGCACCCCACCGTCCTCAGCGATGACATACTTATCCACACCGAAGGATGTGCTGTTCATGTAGTCCGTCAGCCGGGTGAGGGAATCCATAGAGACCCTGGGGATGGCTCTGACACGCTTACCGTTACGCCAGAGGAAGGCGTTGTCTTTAAGGGTGATGAAGTCACTGGGGGTGGCGATGATGAAGGTACCACCAACGGTGGTGTCGTAGGACTCAATGGCTCTACCGAGGCCACTGATGTAGCCTTGCCCCATCTGGAAACAGCGTACCAGTTGCGCATCCGTCCAGTTGCTATTCGCTGCCGTAGTCTGGCCCAGCTTGATGCGCAGGTCACTGATAAGCGTAGTGTTGATTGCACCCCAGGCTGCACTAGCTAGGGTTGTTAATATGAGACTGACGACCAGTTTGAACCGGATCTTTGCCCACATGGCTTCTTTTCCCCTGAAGGTCCATCTCTCTTGATATGGCCAACTGTAGTTCTCGTTCGTATGCCACCTTGGCACCGTAATTACCCACCATAGCACTCATCCGGCTGATTACCAGACTGTGCATCCGTGATGGTAGATCGTCTATGTCATCCACAAGCTGCGTGTAATCCACTTTGAGGGTCTTGGCAGCCGCAGGTACCGGATAGATCTCAATCTGTTGCTTGTTTCCATCCCAACCTGCATCACGCCAGACCACAGGCTCAGTGCCACTCGGATGATTCTCAATGTATGACTGGAACTCCATGTCAGATAGTTCTGCCATCCTGTAGTAATTCCCATCGGTATCCGGGTACATGATCGACCAGATGCGAGCTACCTCGGCAAAGGACTGAATAGAATCACTGGCAGCCCAGGTTAAGGACCGTTGGACTTGCAAGAGGAAGGGCCACCTGTGGGCACCTGCGATCTCCTGTGCAGACAAGGTGGTCAGATCCTGACGCGCTGCCGGGGATAGGTCCTTGAGCCCCGGCATACTGGCTAAGATTTCTTGTATATCACTCACGAGGCGTAGGTATCCTTCCTGTGATTTATGGTCGCCTGATAGGTCTGTTCCCCGAAGTTCTCACGTAAGGTTCTCAGTGCCTGGGAACCCTGTGCTTCAGCATGACGGAATCCAGCCAGGCGATCATCCATGGCATTCAACTTACCCTTGTCCCATTGGAACGAGCCGGGTTTTGCACGAGCCAGTACCCGTGGCGGATAAAACACCCGCTGCATTCCCTCGTTACAAACCGGACAAGCGGCTGCATCTGCACACCGTTCTACAGGTCGCTGTACAGAATTGATGATCTTACAAGCGTGGCAAACGAAATCATAAATCATATCATAATTGGGGGGCAGGTTGCCCCACCCCCCATACCTCCTGTTTACGCAGCTACGGCACCTGTCACTGCTACACACCAAGGAGCCGTTAAGGCCCTCTGTGCAAAGACATGATACCAACTTACGTATGCATTACGCGGGATAGGCTCATTGCTATCCGCTTGTCCATTTACCACATACAACTTCTGGGAACCACCTTCAAGCTCTGTGTGCCCGAAAGCGTTCTTCCCTGTGAAGAAAGCGTGATGGATGGCACCCGAGGCTTCATCCTCAACACCAGCATCAGTTTCCCTGTAAGGCTCGGTCATCTCATAGACTCGCGAACCATACCAGCGTCCCACTTCACCGCGATACAACTGTTCGGTAGCCGAATACTGACCGGCAGCCACCCAGGTTGGATCGAGCTTCATGCTATACAGCATGGCAGCAGGAATACCGGCTGCGTAATACCCCCCACCGAACGGAACCGCTCTATTCATAATGAGATCGCGCTGCGCTCTCGCAAAATGTGTAGAACTCATGTTCGAGGCATAAGCATTAGACTGACATACCAGGCGAACCCTATCCCCTGCCGTAAAGGCTTCTGGAGCCGCAATGGCAGGAGCCGTCGTGCTCAACAGAACATAATCGCCTGACGTGGGGAATGGCGTAACTGAAGTTACGCGACCTGCCCAGCCATATTTGATCGTATCTGTTGAATTTGACGAACCAATATCAGACACTACGGTAGCATACGCGCCACCCCAGTCACCAAGGTTGGAAACTCCCGTGTAAAACGAGGTGGCCGCCGTGGTATAGAATCCCGATGTCCCCGAAGAAGTGGTGCTACCATTAGACACTATTACCGTCTGGTGGTCTGATGTAGTACCGCTTATCGAGAGACCCCACGAACCCTGTTTGGCAATCAGTTTCTGTAACTGATAGTCCAGAGTGCGTGAAGCGTTATCTGCTACAAGCGAAATCTGCTCTTCAAAACCAGGGTCAACCTTAACCATGGAAAGCAGTTTCGACATGCGAGCCGTTAAACCCCACTCCGCTACGGTAGCGGTAATCTGACGAGTTCCAAAACGAGTCTGTACTGCACCCGATTCTTCAGCGGAAATCGCAGCCGTGGGTTTTGCCAATGGTCGGTAGCCGGTAAAATATACCGCCGTACCGGTATTGGCTGGGCAGGGCCGTTTCTGCGCAAATTGCATCATACGCAGTTGTGGCTTTTCCCAATCAAGCAGCAGCTTGTCGTAGTACCGAAGTAACGACCCGGTTGCTGTGGTAATTGATCCTACAGCCATTTAATTATCCTTCATTCAATGGAAAGAACCATCCAGAGGTTCTTCCCCATATTTCTTTACTAAGTGCTCCCGTAGCTCCTTGGGGGTCATCTCATCTTCCGACTTACTGGGCGGAGAGACTTGAGTGCCACCCCCTTCAGATGTTACTGCTCGGGCGTTTCTGGCGGCTGTATTCACTGCGGTTCTCGTGGCCTTCTGGATCTCCACGGCGGTATTCTGGGCCTTATCTATAGAAGCCAGAATATCGAGATATTCATCGGGGTTATCCTGAGAAGCCTGCTGAAGCTGCCTGTGCAACGTCAATAGTCTTCCTGGGGTAGACCCGCGTATCTCTGCACCTGATTGTAGATATTCCTCAGCCTGTCTTCGCTGTTCCTGGCGGTTTTCATATTCCGCGAGAACATTGGATACAACCTTTCTGGTAGCCGATGCCGGGTCCGTGAAGAAGGTCTCCGCTGGGATGTCTTCATCAGGAGTCGGGTGGGCCTGTGCTGTACGACGTTGCTCTGCAAGCTCTCGACCACGTTGGGTCAGCTTATATTGCAAGTCTTTGTTCTGTCTCTCAAGTTCATCTACCCTGTGTGCTCTTTCATCCACGATTTCAGGGGTTTGAGAAACCTGTGTTGGCTCTACCGACTGCCCGTCATCCAAACCGAGTGCTTCTTCGGGGGCTTCCTGGGGTTCGGGTTCTTCTGTCATGATTACCTCTCTGTTAACCTGTTATTCTTTGACTGATTCGTTGTACGCCTGCACAGGCAAATCAATCACCTCTCTATTAAACATTTCATAAAAACGCACAAGAACCTCGCGCTCGTTCGCATCGGTCATAGGAGACAGGATGTCCGTCACAACCATGCCAGCACCTTTCTTCCAGTGACCCATAAGTCGCTGGAAATGCTTACTGTGGGTATGCAGATAGAGGACATCCTCTACAACCTGTTTAGGTAACGACATCTTCCATTTGCCTCATACGAGCCCCATGACCCACCGTGACAGCGTTAGGCATACCCCCATGTTTGGCTCGGAACTTCTCCCAAGCCGGATCGTCCACTGCGTTAAACTCGCCCTTATCAATACGCCTTGAAAGCTGTTGATCGCTTAGTACGTATCGAAATCCAAAGAAGGGGAGTCTCATGAAACGACCACCGTTGTTGCGAAGCCGGAGGAAGTAGTCCCATTGAGCGTAACGCCACAGGGTCTCATCAAATCCACCTAATTTCACCCAAGGCTCCCGGCGGAATACACATAACTCAGGGATAAAGCATCGAACGTCTAATTCATTTAAAACCCCTATACACTGAACTGGCTGCAAGAAGTCCTTCCCAGACCACATCTCATAATCCGTGTAGATGACATCGGCTATGTCCTGCCTTATTCCTTCAAGTCCCCAGCCTTTCACAGCTTCCGGGGTGCCCCCCGTGTAGAAACAAGACGTAGACATGTTGGGATACATGATGTCATCTGAGTCGAACACCTGTACGAATTCTGTGTCGGCTGCTGCGAACCCGGCGTTGGCCTGCCTTGTTATGTCAGGAACCGCCGTATGTACCACTCGACAGTCATGGTCCTTGAAGATCTTCGTGGTCTTCTGATCCTCTATGGGGACCACCCCAAGGATAGAAGCCCCCGGTAAGTTCTCCAACCCGGCCAATACACTGCGGATGGATGCAGGAAGCGTCTTATACGCTTTGTATGACCGGATCACTACTGTTAGACTTTGCCGGATGACCTTCCTCCTTCTTTCGTGTAAGGGTTAACAGAGCTATGGTTTCTTCCTGATTCATGGGCTGTACCTGCACATCCCATGAATCCCCTAAACCCCACATATCCAACGAGGGTAATTCAAACTGGTATTGACTCTTATCCCCGCCCTGGGTGACAATGGCTACGAACTTCTTACGCGCAAGATTCAAAAGTTTCCTGAGCACTTCATCAAAGTCCGCTGGGCGGATGTGATTCAGAACACTCAGGGCCGTCACTATATCTGCTGGAGGCAGTGGATCGCGAGCCAAATCGGCTACAAAGAACTTACCATCGGTATACTTCTCTGTGGCACAACGTATGGCTGTGGGTGATACATCTACCCCGGTATAATCTTTCACGGGAAGCTCACCCCAACGATGACCCGTACCGCAGCCTACATCCAGCATGGACTCACACTCACCATCCTTGATGGCAGCAAAAACTGTATCGTTAACCACCTTATCCAGTTCCACGTTCACTTCACCGGCGTAATCGGCATCCCCTTCGTATCGCCCATCCCAATAAGCCATGTAATCGTAGTCCCTGATCCCATCGTGAGGCTCTGGAATACCGGCCAGTTTTCGGATACGCGACTTGAAGATCAGGAGATCGTTCTCATGGGTGTAATGGTGCGAAGCTCTGAGATCCGGCTCGGTCTCCTTTTTGATCTCTAAGAGCTTCTTGACTACGCCATCTGCGGTAGGCACATCCGATACCTTATGCGTGTAAGGCATGTCGAAGTTCGTAATAAAACGCCTACCCGCCATAGCAGCTTCCACGATAGAGAACGGTCTCCCATCATGTTTGGAGAGCCTGAGCATACAACTGGTATTGGCCAGAAGTTCCCCATACTGACTGGGCTCCAGTGAACCTAACCACACCATATTAGGTGCCTGCCATTTCGGCTTGTCACCAAAGAGATGATACAGATAGAACTTCGTAGTCGGCATCTTCTTGATAACCTGCTTAAGCACATCCCCATAATGGAAGTCATGCCTGTGAGCCGGATAATACACCGCTACAGCAAACTCATCAGGTAACGCCACCGGTGGGAATATGGTCACAGTAGGAATCGGACATACCTGCACTTCCCCGAAATAATGCTTGGCCTCTTTTAACATCCGATCATCTTCAACAACATGCACAAAACGTGGACTGTTCATGTGTGTTAGTCGCTCAGGACTGAGCCATGAGTTGATATTCATCAAATCACTGCCAACCCAGTGGATCAGCACCTTCTTGTACCTTGTCGCCCAAGCAGAATACGCTTGCCATGATGCATCATCGGACACATGCCAGCCAAGAGCATACCCTGTGGTCGTAGCCGGTTTCTTCTCCTCATGGATGTCTTCAAAACGACAATTCAGCGTAGGCCCTACATGGACCTTGGCATGATACTCATTGCCCGTTGACATGAGAGTTATGGGCACAGGCGGACCTGCCTCACCCCAGAAAACTGAATCTTCGGTAACCGGTGAGAAAGGAACTTCATCACCATAGAACCGCTCTTCCGTCTTAGAGAATCCGTACTTCTCTAACCATGCCCAGTGATTAGTAATGTCATATTCGCCTTCCCAGCGGTGACGACAGATCAGACCACAATCAAGAAAGATCTGTGTTCCCGTTTCACGGGCCATTCTGGAGAAAGCAAAGTCTGAACTGGCTACGTTATCCGTATCGGGATCGTACACAGCAGGGAAAAACGGGATAGGTGAAAGCCAGCGGTGTTTCTTAGGGATCGCCGGGTACACCACATTCTGCATATAGTCCCATACCTTCTGGACTACCGCTCTTTTCATTAAGATGAACCCGGAACCCGTACCATCTACTTCCATCATGGTCTGATTGGCTACGTGCTCAGGACGGATTAAGATATGGCGGAACTTACCGTCTTCACCCAGCTTACCTGCGGGCACAAAATAAGGTGGCGTCTTCCACGTACAGATACCTGACACGAAATCCTTGTCGTGCGCTAACAGGCGGTCCAAGGCCCATGGTGGGAAGATGATGTCATCGCCCGTGTATAAGAGATAATCCCATCCCTCATCGAGAAATCGCCTGCACAACGTATGTGAGTTTTGCGAAATCTGTTGACCACGTACCAGACACACTTCCGTACCATGTTTTGAAAAAGAACGCAAACCGTCAAGACATGCCTGTGTCTTAGGAGAAACATCCCCATAGATATGACGAACCGGAATGCCGATTAAGACTCTCGCCATACTACACCAGCCTTACTTTCTTCTCGTCTAGTTCTTCCCAAGAATACATCACCGCATCATGCATACTGGGCATCCTCTTTTTTGAAAAGGCTGCAACCGCAAGACCCCAATCATATAATTGAATAACCTCCCATTTAGTCCCGTCCTCAAAAAGTATGACATCGTATACTTTCAATTTATCTTTATGACTTTCCTTCTGTACGGTTACAGAAAGATTGTTGGAATACGTTCCATCTTCATATATCACATGCCCCGATGGTGTCGGAGCCGGAGCCTCAACTATCTCTGGGGGCCTTCCGGACCTACGCCGCATTGGAGTACCTCTTGGCATAACTATCCTTCCTCCGAAGTCTGCGGGAGAGCGGTCTCCATGACCCCTGCCAGCGCAGATCGGAAATCCTTGTTTTGTGGAGCGTTACCGGCTGCACCCTGCCCCTGCTTAGTCTTGTCACCATTGGTCTTGGCAACACGCTGCTGTTCAGGAGTAAGAGCTTTGGCGGTCTCGCCCACGTTCTTTAGCATCATCAACTGTTGATACATCTGGTACTGTTCTTGGAACTGTGGATTGATATAAGACGCTATGTCCTTCCAACCCCAGGTTACCAACAACTGCTCACCCAGTTTGGTGTCATCGAAGATCTTAATCGGAAGGGTAGCATTGATCTGAATAGCCTGCATAATCTGGCCTGCCCTTACTGTTTCGCTTTCCCCACGGCTGGAACCCTCAAACACATAGTCAAAGACACCCTGTATGTCTTCAGGAGCCACCTTCGGATAGGTGGGCTGCGAATCCTTAAATATGCGAACCACAAACTCCTGATCTATGAACTGCTGGTTCAGTACCACCCAGAGTTCAAAGATCGGACGCATGAAGGTATCTTCCAGTAAGCGCTCGAACTGACCTAACCGGGTGGCCGCGTGGGCTGTTATAGACGCAATCTCAGTAGCCGTCTGTCTTCCGGGCTCACTGCCACCCAGCACTGTGTTCTGAATACCCGTGTATTCTTTGTAATGAGAAAGAAGGCCGTTAATAACAACGAAGACCGACTGTGAAATATCGGGACGAGTCAGAGGTAAGATCGCTTCATGAGGCGGACGCCTGCCACGGATCACCTTGCCGGGTGAGCTTACCACATCGGCTTCGTCTATCCCGGCCATTTCGTTGATGTAGTATTGCTGGTTGATAACAAAGTTCATGTTATCCAGAATGATGTTATACAATTCGTCAATGGTCAGACCGAGTCGTTCCACAAACTCTATGATGGATATACCGGAGATGTACCCTGGATCATCAATGACCTTGGCCGCTATATACATGCGCCGGTTGGTCAGGTACGGCGAAGGTTCTACGCGCAATGGTTCAGGGAACCCCTCCACCACCGTTACGATCCAGTCATCGTCCGGATCGGCTTCTGGGAAACAATACGTGGCCAGATTGTTTGCCACATCTTCGGGTAGCTTGCCCGTGTATTCCAGCAGGGCAATCTTGTTTTCCTTGTGTAGGGCACCGTGATCTATCTTCCGTGTGGAATACTCAGTGGACAACGTAGAATCAGAATCCTTGCCATCACCCTCTATCTTGATGTCATCTAAGAAACTGTTGTCATACAGTGGCAACCCAAGGCCATCTTTGGCCTTGCGTATCTGGCGCTTCGTAACCCAGGTACGATGGATGATCCCTTCGGCATCGTTCAACGTGGGAGCGTCCATGGGGAAGAATATGTCCTGAATATGGATATGTTCCAGTACAGGGGTCTGGGCTACAACCGTATCCTGCATCTCTATAGCGCCTGGAACGGGGATACCCAAAACTGTAACCTGTTTGGGGACACGCTTCATTTCCTTTTTGAAGTGCATCTTGCCAAAACCCACACCGTACTTGACGGCATCGCGGATAAGTCTATGACCCACCATGGGGAAGTTGGATGTCTGTTGCTGATAGTCGATAACCTTCTGCACGGCCTCAGCATTGAACTGGTCAGTGATCTCGCGACCCATGACACGACCATAAGGGATACGGCCAAACAGGTTGTCATGTATGCGAGCTACGGCTGTGTCTACTGTCTCAGCCGCCAGAGGGACCCCTATGTTCGCCCGTGGCTGGTTTTTCTCTGCTGAGGACTCCAGGTCCTCACGATAATTATGATACCGCTTATCCAGACGCGCCCAGGTGGATCGCTTGGTCTGCATGGAATCCGTCCAGTCGTTCTTTCGCGTGGATACGAAATCCGCAGCATCTCGCTTACACGATACACCAGAGTCTATTACTTCTTTTACTTCTTCGTCATCAAACATGATACTGGTTTCCTAGCTTCTTCTTTTTCTTCTTCGGGATGAGCTTCAAAACATCCTCGGAAACAATGAAAACCTCTAGTGTCTTACTCATGTGCGCCCTTCCCGTAGTTAACGGGTGCTGTAATCATACACGCGCCCTTATGTATCCCGTAACGGGATTGGTGTAAACCGGTGGGGGCACCCTATGTTTGCGAGGTTTTACCCAGGTATGCGAAGACATGGCAAAGTATCTGACCATATCCATGGCATGATCGTTTAACTTCTTGGGTGTTTCCTTTTTGTTCCGCAGGTGCGGCGCTGATGCCCACTCTTCACCGACATAGCCTTCGAACTCTCGTATGGTGTTCCGACAACGTGGCTGTATTTTAAGTTTGGAGCCATTTTTGGGGTCCACCCGTAAGAGTTCTCTAACGGCAGCCAGACCGTTGGTGACGTCATTGTCCGCTTTGATAAGGGGTAGCGCGGGAAGGCCGTCCGTATCCATTTCAAACTGACCGGCAATAGTCCTGCTGTGATCGGTATCATCGTGGTTGTGCCATATAGAGGGGTCCCCAACTACAAAATAAGGTTGGAATACGGCGAAGCGTTTCTTATATTCGTGCTTGATGTCGTCAACATTAACCGCAGGTCGGTAGATTTCGTCAATGAGATGAACATTTTCATCACGATCCTCGACAAACAGCCCAAGAGCAGTTGGGTTACGTACTCCCCAGTCAAGGCTGCAAAACGCTGTATATACGCCTGCGCGAACGCCCTGGAGGAACTCTTTAAGGGATCGCTCGGCTACTACGTGGTGTGCACGGGACCACATCGGATACATGAGGCCACCACGGCGCACATATTTACCATGGATAACAGCGGGCCTATCGTCGATAGGGGTCGAGGCGATGAGATTATCGATCTCAGAATCTTCGATGAAACCGCCCCGACTCACACGATTATCTTCCAAATCGAAAGTAAAGTGGGCCACCCGCTCATCACCGGACAGCGAGGGTTCGGCCAGCGCATCAAACGTCCAATGATCTGATTTATCGGGTTCCGGGGTCAGCGTGTACCAGGATTGCAGGATAGAACCCTTGTTCAAACGCTTGGATAACTGCTTATAGATCTCGTAGTCCTGCTCTTCATCTAACCAGAAGAAGTTCAAAGCGATGCCCTGGAAGGCTTTCCAACCCTGCTCAGCGCTTTTGAAGAGGCATTTGCCATTGGGACCCAACAGATACTTCTCATCCCGGTTGAATACCAGCTTCATGGACCCGTCTTTAGGCATGAGGGCCACTAACTTCTCTATGATCGTATTGCGCTGGACTTCAAATGACTCAGAAGAGACTATCCCTACAACATTCTCAGGAACCTTCCGAAACGGATGGTCCCCTCTGAGCCACCAAATAAGCTCTGCGGTGCCTGCTTCGGTCTTTCCGCTTCTGTTACCGCCAGTGCAGAGCCTTTTGACTGTTTCTGACTGATGAAAAGCCTTCTGGGCCGGTAAACCCTGATACCACCCTATGGGGTTGAGGGTCTTAGCCTTCTCATAGGCGTCCACCTTCTTCTTCCAGGCATAGAGCTTCAAGGCCTGCTCAGGTGTGGCCCGCTCTTTGATCCGTTGTTTCTCAGCCTTTGTGAATGGCAACTAACAGGACCCCTATCGGTGGTAGTGCAAGGATTTGCGCTACTCTGTATAGTATGTACTGGGGAAGAGACAAATAAGTCAAGTTTATTCTGAAAAAAGATGCACAAAAGGTGAAAAAGGGTGCGCAGGGGCGGACAAACCTTAAATAACGGACGACACTAATTAAGGATATGTCG